GTTGACACCGTTTACAGTTCTGGTATCATTACCACATCGACAAACGAAACCGAAAGGGGAAAAACTGTGGAAAAAAAAGGAAAATTGATCTGCAAATTGCTTCTGACGCTTGGAATCACAACTGCAACATTGGGAGCAAACGCCCAAAGTCAAGATGATGTAATACGAGTTACAGAACTAAAAGAAAACGAAGTAGAAGCGATCAAAAAAGAGTTTTTGACGACGAACCTAAAGGATCCGTATTCTGTCCAGTTGAAAGATTTGAGCGGTGTAAAATCATCCAAAGAAAGTAAATTAATGACAGTTTGCGGATCATTCAATGCAAAAAATAGTTACGGTGGATATACCGGGTTCCGTACATTCTATGCTGTACTGTCCGGCGAAAATGTGTTTATTTTGATTATTTCAGAATCTTTGGCAGAAGAAAGGTGCGCTAAAGTGTTTAGAAGAAAATAATGGATAACACGATAACTCTTGCTTTCCGGGTTTACCAGATTGTCCAAGCTATCAACTAAAAACACCGCAGGGGAAACCCTGCAAACCTTAAAGGGGTAAAACATGAAATACCTTGTAACTTTCACCTACACCGCAACAGTCGAAGTCGAAGCTGAAGACGAGCAACAAGCGCGCGAGATTGCATCCGATAGCTTCACACTGGATCAACTGGAGTACTTGGACACTGACACCGACGAGATTGAAGAGTAAACACCTAAGCATTTAGGCATTTGAGCATTCACCGATAAACTTTAAAGGGGTTTCATTATGCGTTCAGCACATCAACACTTGAGGTTGTATCAACTTTCATCGAATTATAGTGAGTTGGTTTGATTTTCTTTTAGAATCAAAGGGTTATATCATGGCAAAGCAAAAAGCATTTAAGGCAAAATCAGGTATCATTTTTCAGGGTCCTTCACTCATTGACGGTTCACCGATTGTGTGCGTGATGATTGTCTCATCGAGCAACAGTAAGACAGGGAACATGGTACAGACTCACATCATCCGGTCAGACATGGACCCCCTCACAGCAAACCGAACGGGGGCCGATAGGGGTATATGTGGGGATTGTCCACATCGAGGTGTAGCAGACCCTGAAGCTACTCAAGGGTTAGCTAGGGGGAGGTCATGCTACGTTAACATCGGACAATCCCCCCTGAGTGTATACCGCAAGTTCACCCGTGGGGGTTACCCGGTGTTATCCCTCGAGGAAGTGCAGCAGACCGTAAAGGGGCGCATGGTACGGATCGGGTCCTACGGTGACGGTGCAGCAGTACCGTCTGAGGTTTGGCAGAATATCCGAGAGCATGCTCAGGGTGTAACCGCTTATACACATCAGGGGTTGAATCAGGATTCTACGTTCATGGTATCGGCTGATTCTCTGTCAGTGGCTCAACAGGCATGGAAGGTTGGAAAGCGCACCTTTAGGATCGTCACCGATTACGCTCAGAAGCAACCTAACGAGGTTATTTGCCCCTCTTCTAAGGGGGTAACTTGTAATGATTGCGGGTTGTGTGATGGTAACAAACAAGTCAAAAGTGTAGTGATCGAAGTGCATGGTACAGGTGCGAAGAACTTCAAGGGTGTGACCGTATGATACCTTCGATTATCACTACAAGTGCTCTGGTACTAGCATCTAAGCCGATTCACCCCCTGGTTTGGTTTCTTTGGTTCCTCGCAAAGAGCATAAAGAAGACACTGTTCTAAAACCTACAAGCCCCCTAGAGGGGCTTTTCTTTGGTGTAATACCCACAATGGCAGTAGGGTTATTCGGAGGTTAAACGCTCGTTCGCTTCGCTCACTCGCTTAACAGTTCCCCTTCGGGGAAACCAAAAGTAAACCCAAGAAAACCCCTATCGTGTCTTCGCTTCGCTCAGACCAGATGAATCCCCATGTGAGATATTTTGAATAAATTCAAGAAGTTACTTGGAGGGTTTGGGGTACTATCAAACCAAAAAGCCAACCTGTAGCATTGTTTTAGGTATATTTTACAGAAAACCAATACAAAAGTCAACAAATATCAATCCGTAAACAATAAAAATTTTATAGTTTTTGCAATGATTTTACAACGAGCACAACGGATACCTCAAGATATTTCTAAAAATCAATTTTAAGGTATCTAAAAAGGGCTACAACGGGTTAATTTTATAATTTAAGGGTAGAATACCTGACAGTACACCAAAGGATTGTAGAAGGTTTTGGAGGGTGATTCTGCTCTGTAAATCGCTAGAACACTCATTGTGATATTTTATAGGGACACCGCAGATATTTCATACTACCTCACAAAACACCCTTGAAAACCGCATAACATATTTATATAATTTTTTTAGTGTTTTCTCCTAAGGGATTTCGTTTTTTCTTTATATAAATCAATAGGTTACAAGTGCGTTTTATGGAGGTTTCCATAAGACTTATGGAATTTTCCATAAAAACACTACAAGTAACCTGTCGATTGCACATCAAATTACATCATCCAACCACTTCTCCAACAACTCTCTCATTCGAGAACTGACAATACACACTTGAATCTCCTTATCGTTTCTGATAGCACTTCTCCAAATCCACTGTATCAGTTCATTCAATGCGAACTTATCAGGGTCACAGGGATGACCATAATCATTCAAATACACAGAAACAGGTACATCCGGATATCTGTTGTACGCATGAAATAAAACTGTTTTATGGCTGTAGATATTTGTACCTTTACACGAACTAAAAACAAAAGATTTATCAACTGAAATAACTCTACTTTTGATGTTATCAGCAAACTCTTTCTTTGTGCAAAACATGAAATCATCTGAAGATACTTTACAGTTAACCTTAAAGGAGGTCATTGCTTTGAGTAATGAACTTCTTTGTGCTTGTGTACTGTTCTTATACCAAGAGGAACTAAGACTTGATTTAGACTTAGATATTTTATCTACTGAAGGTGTACTTACAATCTTTAGTAGATTCTTGATATTTTGTTTTACTTCTGATTCATCCTTTAACAACCTTATACCAGTAAATGATTTATGTGTGATACCTTTGAGAGTCAAAAATGAGTGCATGATACTTCCTTCGTAGTTATATGTAAGAAGTATTACTCTACTTGCACTGGTAATTAAATCTAATGGTAGGTGCAATAGAAAGGCTTGCATTTCTCTTTTAGGTACAAACACAGCACCAATATCAGATAGATATTTTAATTTACTGAACTTATGTCCATCTTTGATATCCCACTTCCATTGTACTCTACCAAGATTATCGTAATCTATCTCAATGAGATTTTCATCAATAAGACTTTGAAAATCAGACGAAGAGTACTCTGTGAAAGGTGATATGAACTCTACTTCTTCATCTACAATCAAAACGTATTGTTTTTCTTTGATGTACTCTAGGTGTTCTTTACGAAGTTCAGAGAACATCTTGTGAGTAATACAGATGTTTCTACCTTCTTGTAGGAGTTCAAGTAAATGCTTACCTTTGGTTTTGTGGTGCTCTGTAGTAGGGAATAACATGAAGAGTTCTGGACACTCACTAGGAACTCTTTCTTCAACCTCTGATAGCATCGGTGAGACATACAGGTATCGGTTGTGCGGATTGCTACGCATCCAGTTAATGATACCTGTAGTCTTTCCTGTACCCATCAAAGAATCTACTACTTCAATGGTTTTATTCATAGTTCTCCTTTTCATCTAGGTATTCTTCATCAATCGGTAAAGAGAATTTCATGTAAGTTAAATCCTCTGAAAACCAATAAGGAATCAGGTGTTTTGTAAATTCAAAAAAATCAGGTTTTCTCCTAAAAACATAAAACTCTGGTGCAGTGTCAACTATCCAAGACCTTTTTAGTTTTCCAGACTCCAAAATATGAAATGTGTAGTGCTGAATGAGAGAATTAAAAAGACTGATTGCACGATTGGTGTTAGTTTTATTCATACCAAGACTAATTATGAATTTTTCCCATTTCTTAACTTTAACAAGGTACAATCTCCTGTTATCTGGCATAACATTTGTTTTAAGATACCGAGTGTTTAATTCTGGTTTATATCTCAATATACACTCCAAAGGTTTACCTTCTTTATCAAGCATAGGTGTAAAAGAACCCCTAGAACTCAAACCTCTAATATACCATACACCTTCAATGCAAACTTCTACGTGGCTCATGCCGTACTCTACCGTTCTCTCTTCTGGTGTCATTGTAAAGTAATTATACAAACCACCCAAGATAATACCCCCAGAAACCAAACTAAATATAACAAGAACCATTAGAAAAAACTCTTCTGTGTTCATTCTTTCACCTGTACAGTACTATCAATAAAGTACACATGGTTAACCTCTTTGATTTCTTGTACATCAAGAACCTGTTGTTGTACGATGATAACTGGTGTTTCATTGTGATGAAGACTAATACTCAACGCTAAGACATTCTTTTCAGGAATCTGAGGAAATATCTTCCGAAGTTCTACAAATGCTTTGTCTGTTATGTTCATTCTTCCCCTCCATCATTACCTTGAATTTCACTATCCCAGTCACTCACGATAAACTCAAGAGTAACCCTACAAAACCCATCAGAAAAACCTCTTACAGACGCTTTAAAGCCTCCTGATGAGACAAAGTAATCATCGCAGTCATTTTCAAGGAAACCCTTTACAGCGCAATCCAATTCCCTTTGTGCAAATAATACAAGTTTACCTATACTTGGTACAGTAACATCATCACCTGTAAACCATTTCCAATCTAAATGTTGCATTACAGAATAAATCTTATCAAAGTCAATGTGTGAAATGCAGTCTTCTTTACTCTTTTGAAGTTTATCAAGAAACTCCTTGTCTGTTTTTAGGTGTTTTGGGAAGGTGTTTTCAGGTTGTTTGTCTGAAATTTGTTTGTCTTTTTTGGATACAATACCTTTTCCTGCTTCGTACCCGTCACTCCAACCTCTCTCATACCCATCAAGATCACCTTTCTCGTAACCAAGATCAAACCCGGCATCCCACGCTACGTTGATATCTGATTCATTGCTCATATTTCCTCCTTTACATAACAAAAACCCCTAACCAATACACAGAGTGTACCAGAAAGGGGTTTGGTTGTCAAGTGAAAATAAAATATTTTCACGCACATCAAGTATTTTTATACTTTAGGTTTGTATTTGTACTCTTGAAGTACACAAGTTACATTTCCTTCTGAACTTTTTAGTTCTCGCACAGCAAGAATCTTATTGTTCTTCTTGATACCTACAAGAGCATCTACTACAACATTCTTGGTGTCCATCTGAAGAACTTCAGAAGCTAGTACTTCGTAATCTCCGATTAACTTCATCAAATCTTCTGTTCTGTAACAGGTACTATCAAATTCCTGTTGAAATCTAGGAATACCTTGTGCTTTTACAGAAGAACACATCAGAAGGGCACTCAACAAAGCACTCAGGAATACAATCTGAAGAAATCTAAGGAATTTATTCTGGAATTTATTCATGTTTTTACTCTTTACTTCCTTTGATAACCACATCGTAGTTATCGTCGGTCTTTGTAGAATCAGAGATAAGATTAGGGATTCTCCAAGATTCCATATTTGGGTTATTCAAAGAGTTAATACTCTGTTGTTTACGTTTAGTATCAAACGCAATAAACAACAACTCAATGAACAACACAATACTGGTGCACACCGTAACTACAATAGCTACAATACCTACAGAGTAAAACAGAGATACACCAACCAAAAACAAAGATACAAACAGTGCTACACCAAATCCAATGGCATCTGTAAATAAATCTTGTACTTTACTGAAAAAATTACTGTCAATCATTTGATTCCTCCTTAATATACGTAATAACATTTGCTAAAGACTTAGCAAATACTTCCTCGTGTTGTAACTGAATTGTGTACTCCAAGAATTTCTCTGATTTACTTTGCATTTCCATCAAAAGATAATCAGCAACCTTCTCTGAAATACACAATCGTTCTTCAAGGTAAGTCAGAACGATTTTCTTGATGTCTTCATCTTGTATGTTAACTTGTACTTTCATTCTGACCCCCCTTATACTTTAATTTACTCTGAAATAAAGTCTACCACACCTTGTACTACCGTGTCAACCTTTTTACTCTTTCGAGGTTTAGAGGATTTCTTCAAATCTCGTTGTGCAGCATCTTCAAGTTCTTTGTTGTGTTTGCTTTCAAAGTACTCGTTACGCTTTTCAAGTCGAGCACGAATCTCGTCTGCATCAAACCACAACTCTTTACCACCTTGTACATCTTTGATTTCAGATTCACTCAAAAAACCTTCGTATGTACTGGCAATTAACTTATCAAGTTGTTTTGTGCTGAATTCAACGAAGTTTTTAATGTCACTTTGTTTACTGCGTGGTGAACCATAAGAAGCTGAATGTACAAGCATCTGTGCTGAATCAGTAACAAGAACATCATGGCAGTTCAGAGCAATAATACTTGCTGCACTGTGACAATCGCCAGTAATAATACCGTAAACATCAGCAGAACTCAATCGAATCGCTTCAATAATCTGTGTACAACCTTCCAATGAACCGCCACCAGAGTTGATGTAGATTTCAGCAATGTCACCTTCATTTGTATTCAACAAATATTGCACGACAGGTCTGTAATACCGACCATCTTTTACATCTTCGTCAATAAAGAAACGAGCAAGAGTGGACGATCGTTCTTGAAGATAAAATGAAATCTCAGATTCTTCGATTGTACCTACCATTCCGTTTTGGTTTTTGAATTCTTTCATATATCCTCCTTATTTAGTGTTTACAAAATCCCCAATACTCTTGCTCTTTTTGCATACGCCAGAGTATTGCATCAAACAGATATTCAAAAGATTTTATTTCTCTCTTTTTAATACCGTTTTCAAGTTTTTCTATCTTTGCATAATATTTTTTAGGTCTTTCGGGTCTAAAAAATACTCCTGTTTTTCCAGTATGAATGGAAATTTTATAGTTATTTTTATTAAAATTTTGCTCAGATATAGTTGCCCATCGACAGTTCTCCTTAAAGTAACCCAAAGAGTTATCTATTCTATCAAGAGTCAATCCTTCTTGATAAGTTGGTAACATATCTTTTTCAAAATTATCAAAAGATAACCATTCTTCACAAACAAATATACCTCTATTAACATAATCCCTTTGGATTTTTTCGTTTTTAACTCTATTTACAGAAGCGCGAACCATCATATCTTCCCATATTCCGTAAATTTTAGTGTATGACTTACCGTGTGTTGTCAAAAGATTTCTGTGAACCTCAACATTCAGACAACCACAAGATTTAGTATTACCACTCATTACTGAACGAATGAAGATTTCTTTGATTTTACCACAATCGCACTTAAAATTTCCTTTCCAACGAGTTTTCCCAGATGGAAACTGGTGCTCCACCGTCTTACATATAAAGGTAAGTCTGTTGTATTTTTCACCAGTTTCCATTAGGAATACGCCTTAATAATTGTCTTTGTCAGTTCAGAACGAACAACATCTTCTACATCAAACTCATGGTATGCTACAGAATTAAACTTTGGTGTACCATCTTCCTTGAAGAAACGAGGAATAGCATCGCGCAAAGCATTTCTACCCTTAGCATCTACATACAACTGAGAGTTATCACCCAAAACACAAACCTTTGAGTTAACACCAGTACGTTCAAGAACCAACTTCAGAATCAACGGTGATAGCTGCTGTGTTTCGTCAATCATAATCAAGCAGTTGTCAAACGTGCTACCCAACATATAGTTTGGAATCTTAAAGTGAATCCTGTGGTCAAGGTCAGTTTCAACTTTACCTTTACTCAGCAAATCACACAAAAGAATCTTTGTAGAATTAAAGTGCGGTTCTACCTTTTCCTGTAAAGAATTTGGTAGAGCACCAATCTTATCCAATCCAGCTTCCACAGGTGTACGCACAACCAGAATCTGCTTGCTTGGATCACGGAGGTATTCTTGCACATAAGTATACAAAACAGCAAGGGATTTACCAGAACCAGAACTACCTACAACAAAAGTCAAGTCATTCTCAAGAATCTTATTCCGAAGAACCTTTTGTTTATCTGTAAGTTGAATCTTGGTCATTCCGTACTGTTCAGACCACATTTTATTGTGTTCTCGTTGAATAACTTGTGAACCACTTGCAACCTTTTCTCGACGAGTAGGTTTCTTTCGTTGTTTAGGATTATTCTGCTGCAATCTATCCTCCTATTTCATTAGTTAATGAAGAGTACCCTCTTCCGTATCAAACCCCGTAGCTTTCTCGCACATATCAAGAAGTTCTTTTGAATGAATACTTGTTATAGTCTTCAGTGCTTGTTCAAACATAACAAATTCAGTACGCATAAGAATACTACACATCAACCTGATATCTTCTGGGTGAAACACCCTCAAAAGATTCTCGTAGTACTCTTTGGCAAAAGGTTCAAAGAACTTATCGTCTAAACTATAAGAAACCCTCGTAGCTTCCTTGCTATCAGTACCGAATGTATTCTTCGTATAAGCCTCTACAAGCCCTCGGAGCACATGAGTAAGGTGTTGATATACCTCTGGTGGTACAGAAGGTTCTGAGGAGCTTTTAGAGGGTTCTACGGGGCTTCTGTGATTCACAGAGCGTTCTTCATCAAGACTGCTTACGGGGTCGTCCAGCAGGACGCTGCTCTTTGACTTCTTGAACACTTTGAACATCTTCTTCGTCCTCCTTTAGAATCATTTCTGTAAAAAACTCACCAATGAATTGTCGTGGGTATCCTTCATTTGTATCAGAGATTACATACCCTTCTTTACCCGCTTTAGCGATTGCTTCAGAATACGCTACGAGGTTGTACTCACGGATTTGAATTTTAATTGGTTTGCTTGGCATTATTACTCTCCTTACTTGATTTAATAATTTCTTGTTCAACTTCAATTCTTAGATTTAGAATCGACAAATACAAATACATCGCGGCTTCTTGTTGTAAAAGCAAGTCTCTTTGAACAGTACTCAAAGAGTTAAAACGTTCTGTATCCAGAAAGTTAGAAAGCGCATCGTATTTTTCGTATACATACGATAATTCGTCAATTACTCGTTTTAGATACTCAGGAAGAGTATTGTAATCTTCAACCTCAATATCATCGTTCATTATTACTCTCCTTGTCTAAACTTGTTAATAAACTCTTCGTCACGAATCATTCCCTCTTTGTAAAGAGAGTTGATGTACTCTTGTGCTTCTTTTTCTTCTGCTGTAAGTTCTTCCATGAAGTCTACTTCGTCTTCAACGTACTGCATGAACTTATTCTTGTGTTTCAGTTTAATACTGTAAGTCATCCTTGTAGTTTCTCCTTTAGATTTGAAATCTGAATCTCTTGAAGAGTATTCAAGTACACTTGTGCAATTACTGTAGAGGTCAATACGAATTCTCTTTCTGTATCTGGTGCTCCTAGACTTTCTAGGATATCTACCGTCAACATCCAGAGAATACTCTCTAGGTTCTCTTTGGGTAATCCTGTGTCTGGTAGAGGTGAATCTGAAATACTCTCTTTTACAATTTCAATCATTGATTCTACCAGAGGGATTGTTTGATCTTCTTCCTGTTTATCTGTCATGTTTCCTCCTTTGTTTTGGTATAGTAGTAGTGTACGATAAAAAGTACATTCTGTCAAGTCTTTTATGAAATTTATTTTAGATTTATTTCTTAGAGACAGTACTCTAAATATATTTTCATAAGATACTTGACAAAAATGACTTCTACAGGTTATACTATCTGTTCGGTAAGGGTAACTTCAGTTACACCCAGTGCAAATCTGTAGAATCCGACGGTTACTTATAGGGAAACCTTAGTGTCAGCCGAGGGGAGTCATCGTAAGTCGTTCTTTGAAATGCTTTTGACTATGACACGTGCAACGTACTGCACATCTGGATGACGAGGATGTCATTAGGTAAAGTAAAACACCACTCCAACCTATTTGAACTTACAGTTCATTTGGGTAGGGGTTACTTTATCTAAAATCTAAGGATATTTAAGTTTTCTTTAGTTTACTTTAAGTATATTAAAGAGTTCTTTAAGTGTACTTTAAGTGTACTTTTAATATTAACTTACAGGTATCATAGGAGGATACATGCCAAAATACACATCATATAGAGAACTACAAAGAACAGATTTAGAGAATGTATTTTTGTATGACCCCATTGAAGGGGTATTTATTAAAAGAAAAAATAATAAAAGTATAGAGTTCAAAGAATCTTATGATGATAAGATTCCTCAGATTGACTTTAGTATACAAGGAAAGTACTACAGAATACCTGCTCATACTCTTGCTTGGGTTTTACACTTCGGGTACTTCCCTGAAGGTGTTGTACTTCACAGAGATTTAGATAAATACAATCTCAGGATTAGTAATTTACTAGATGTGTCTCAGAAGCACTACAAGGCTTTCTTGACTGCTCACAAAAATCTTAATGAGAATTGTAAGGTTCTGTTACACCCTACAGATCAGTACAAGTTCATCGTAGGTTTCTTTATAAATGGTAAGTTAAGGTACAGAGTATTCCAAGATGATATTGCAGCAAAAGAGTACATTAAAATAAAGAAGAGGCAACTTATTAGGCAAATAAGATTGTTAGGTGGTGTAATACCAGAGAACTACAAAACAGAATTAGATTTATTGTAAGTTTATTGCTTTTCTATATTGACATTTACTGTGTTTTGTAGTACAATATTGGTGTGTTTTGATAGAGAGTTCTTGAGACTTTAGATTTACCGTTCAGTACGCTACGTCTGTCGAGTAATCCCAAACAAATCCTTTAACTGACAATCAAGCACACTTCCGAAGAATACAGCACTGAGACTGTGTATCTTTCGTGTTAATCGGGTTGACAGTCAGTCTTCCTCCTACTGATTGTATATGAGACAACCGCTGGACTCGTAACCAGCAACTTTAAGAATAAAAAAGGAATAACCATGAAATGTATCCTCTGCTATAAGCACTTTAGAGATAGGACTCTTGAAGAGATTCTTCAAGATGATGCTATTGAGTACCTGTGTAATTCTTGTTATGAAACAGACTTTGACACTGTTAACGGAATTCCTGAAGATTTGAAGCAAGAGATTAACATGGTTGTTCGTATGAATAACGGCAAGAAGTATTTCTTGACTGATTTTGAAGAGTAAGTTTTAGTTTGCCCCTATAGTTAAATAGCATAACAAAGGTCTTGTAAACCTTAGTCCGCGGAGCGTTACCGTGTGGGGGCACCAAGTTTATGCAACTGTAGTTCAGTGAATAGAACCACGGATTTCTACTCCGTAAGTCGGGGGTTTGAATCCCTCCAGTTGCCCCAGAATTTTACCTCGGGACCGTTATGTTACTAACCGCAAGGTAGGCGTGTAAAGAAACGTCAGTAGCATCCTAGAGTAAAACCGTAGGGGATGCGGTATCATCCTCACCAAATAGATTGGAATTTGCTACTCCGATTGATAAGCCCTGTCTGTCCACAGGGTTTTTGGTTTTTTCTAAATTGGACAGTTTTTATAGGACAGATAAAAATGAATAATGAAGATACTCCTGTAGATATACAGGAAATTAAGACTAAAGTTTGCAGAAAATGTGGCGTTGAAAAACCTATTGAGGAATTTAATAAAAACAAAAATCATAAAGATGGTCTAGCAAATCAGTGTAAGGAGTGCGCTAGGCTTTATAGAATAGAGAATAAAGAAAAATCAGCAGCGTACGGAAAAGAATACAGAAAAAATAATAAAGAAAAAGTACGGGCTAGACATAAAAAATATGTTGCTGAAAATGCTGAAAAAGTAAAGCAAAGAAAAAGAAAACATTATCTTGCTAATAAAGATAAGATAAAAAAGACAACCAAACTGTATTTAGAGAAAAATAAAGAGAAAATTTCAGAGTACAGAAAAGCCTACAAAGCAGAAAATAGGGATTTGGTAAATTTTAATACAGCGATATATAGAGCAAGAAAACTTCAGGCAACACCAAATTGGTTAACTGAAGAACAATTGGAAGAAATAAAAGATTTCTATACAATCTGTAAAATGTTTCAAATATATACTGGTTTGACTTATCATGTCGATCACATGATACCTCTTAGGGGTGAAGATGTTTGTGGTTTACACGTGCCGTGGAATTTGCAAATAATTGAAGCATCTGAAAATTTACAAAAAAGTAATAAATTATTAGAGGAATTTGAAAATGCCATTTATCAAGGGTGACCCTAATATTAACCGTGACGGAAGACGCCCAAAGAAAGACAAGAAGACTCCAAGACAGATTAGAAATTCTGAATTGGAGTCATTGCTTCGTAAAATCAAACCTCACGTTTCAAAAAGCATTATGACCGCTGTTGGTATAATGGACCGTGTTGAAGACGTGTCGGATGCTTCTAAACTTAAAGCAGCTACAATTATTCTTGATCTATATAAGGATACAGTCATTAAACTGTATGATGGTCAAGATAATGAGACTGATGAGGATTTGGAAGAAGTCGAAGCAAATAAACCATTCCAAGTATTTTCTTTCGATACAGAAAAGAAAGAAGATCAATCTGAGTAATTACAAACGGAACTTCTTCTAAGAACTAAAATACATGAAAGTTCCGTAGGAGATTTTCTTTGAGTAAAACAAAAAGTACAGTAAAACAAAAATCAAAAGAACCAAAAGAAATTGTTTTTAGACCAGCATCAGAAGCACAATCACAATTTTTGAAATCTGATGCTTGGTTGACATTATATGGCGGCGCAGCATTTGCTGGCAAGTCAATGTGTCTTCTTGGTAGTATGTTACCGTTGATACCATATCCCGGTACTCGTGCTTGTGTTATTCGTAAAACAACAAAACAACTTTCTGGTTCTGGTGGTTTGTTTGACGCAGCGATTAACTTATACAGTAAAATTGACCCTAAGATAAAAATTAAAACCAGAGACTTAACTCTTGTTTTTAGTTCTGGTGCTGAGATTCAATTTACATACCTTGATAAACCTGCGGATAGGATGAACCTTCAAGGTAGAGAATACTCCCGTTAACATTAGCGGCATTTAGTAGAAATGCTAAATGAAAACTTCCTTAATTCAGGGAAAGTCTCAAAGAGATAATCCTGAGCGAAGCCCAAAAGGGAACGTGCAACGACTATCGAAATCACACGAAAGTGGAAGAGAGTAGAGTAGACTCAAGTGAGTCGAAATGGGAAGGTTCCTGAAAAGGAACGTGATATAGTCTAATCTCTATGGTGACATAGAGCAGCCAATAGGCGGGACGAGATTAACGACCTCGTTTGAATACCAATGATATGTTTCGACGAAGGCCAGCAATTAACAGAAGACAACGTGTTTTATGCGTTAAGTCGCTTGAGGTCAACTAGAGTACCTTACCCACGTCAAGCGGTAATTACTTGTAACCCTGACCCCGACAGTTTTCTTTTTAATTTTGTAAAGTTTAGTTTGGATGACAACTTAATTCCGATTAGACGAGAAAGTTACGATAAAAGATTTTTCTGTAGAACACCTAGCGGTATTCTTTGGTATAATACCTTAGAAGAAGCACAAGAAGTTCACGGTACTGATGAAGATTCGGGTGTTAAATCCTTTCTGTACATTCCGGGTTGTATTTACGATAACCCAATTGGTCTTGAACAAAATAAAGATTACATTGCTACACTAAAAGCACTTCCAGATGTTGAGAGAAGAAGACTTCTTGAGGGTGCTTGGGTTCGTGCTCAATTCTCTGGTTTCTTCAAAAGAGAATGGGCTAAGATGGTGTATACTCATAACTCTACAACGAGAAATAGAGTGCGCGCTTGGGACTTGGCTGCAACACTTCCTTCAGAGGTTAATCCTGACCCTGACTGGACTGTTGGTTCACTTGTAAGTAAAACATCAAACGGCGAATACACAATTGAACACGTTGCTAGGATTCGTGATAGAACACATAAAGTAGAAGAGTTCATTTTCAATACAGCACTCATGGATGGTGAAGACGTAACAATTTGTCTACCACTAGACCCCGGTGCTTCTGGAATGGCGTATACTAGAGATTTACAAAGAAGGTTGTCAGAAAGAGGTTTCTCTGTAATGACAAAGCGACCTGACAAGTCAAAGATGATTCGTTTCAAACCATTTGCAAGTATTGCAGAAGCAGGTTTCTTATCTGTTGTAAAAGCAGACTGGAACGATATGCTTTTTAATGAACTTGAAGCATTTGACGGAACGGGAAGAATACACGACGATTCCGTCGATAGTCTTAGCGACTCTGTATGGGCACTAAACAGAACCATCCAACTCCCTGACTTTGTTCTTCCAGACTTATCTCAAGGTAACTCTCTTGCTGATATAAATAGATTTTAACAATAAATAATTCATAAGGACTTTTATGACCACAAGTACTAAAAAAGTTCAGAAGGCTGTTACCAGAGAGGGTGTAGAACTCCCTCGTTTTCAAATGTCTGAAATGGGATACGCTGGTCTGAAAGTTTCTGCTGGTATTCCTCACGAGGAAATGAAGAAAGAACTTCAGTTTCCTCAGAGTATTGTAACTTTTAAGCAAATGTCTCACCATAGTACTATTGCTGCTGCACTTTCACTTTACGATATGATGATTTCAAAAGTAAAGTGGAGAGTAAAACCTGTAGAGGGTGCTACTGAAAAAGAGATTCAAGACGCAAAGTTTATTCAAGAATGTATGCACGACATGGATCATTCTTGGATGGATTTTGTACAAGAAGCAGGTAGCATGAAACCCTATGGTTTTGCAGTTCACGAAAAGGTATTTCGTAAGAGACTGAAAAGCAAAGGTAGTAAGTTCGATGATGGTTTGATTGGATGGCAGAAGTTACCTATTCGTTCACAAGACAGTATCGACAAGTGGTTCTTTGACCAAGACGGTAGAGAAATCATTGGTGTACAGCAAAATCTGAATCTTGTTCAAGATGGTTTCGGTAGGTTTACAAATGTAATCAACGGTAAAGAGATTACACTACCCCGTAAGAAGTTTCTGTTGTTCCGCACAGGTAAACACAAGGGTAATCCTTTTGGTAAGAGTTGTCTAAGAGATTGTTATTACTCTTGGAGATACCTTGTAGATATTGAAGAACGCGAAGCAACTGGTGTACAACGTGACCTCGCAGGCGTTCCTTGTATTTACATTCCTCCGCAGTATATGAGTGCTGATGCTTCGCCAGAACAGAAGCAGATTTATGAGTACTTCAAAAATATCGTAAGAAATATTCAGTTTAATCAACAAGCAGGTCTTGTAATGCCTCAAGCATTTGATCCTGACTCTAAACAACCCTTGTTTAAGTTTGAGTTGATTTCTTCTGAAGGTGGTAAGAATTACGATACAACAAAAATCAAAGAATACTACAAGAACGCTATTCTGACTGCACTCTTTGCAGACCTTTTGATTCTCGGTCAAGGTGCTACAGGTTCTTACGCTCTCGGTGGTATTAAGTCACAATTGATGGCAGTTGCTATTGAAGCACTGCTAAAAGAGATTCAAGACGTTGTAAACAATGACCTGATTCGTCATACTTTTGAACTTAACGGTTGGGATACTGCTCGTATGCCTACCATTCAATACGAAGACTTTGAAGCAGATGACCTTGAAGCGTTCTCTAAAGCAATTCAACGATTTGCTAGTACAAGTATGCTTGAAGTTGATCGTGCGGTTCTTAACAAGGTTCGTGAAAGTATTGGTGTTGACGTATACCCTGACGAAGAAGAACCCCACATGGAACTCATGCCTAACTTTAGTTCTAAGTCTGGTGAAGGCTTGAAATCCCCGTTTGAAGGCACAAGAACTTCTCAAGGTTCAGGTAATGACAACGATGCGAACATGGACAATGCAGGTTAATGTTTAAGAAAGGAGGTAAGTTATGCCGTGGAGTTTATCTAATTTACCTCCTGCGCTAAAGAATAAAACTGAAGAGCAGAAAAAGATATTTATTCGTGTTGCTAATGAAGCACTGAAGAATGGTCGAACAGATCAAGAGGCTATCTTTGCAGGTTTAGCTGCGACAAACAATCTAGGAACCCGTAAAAAGGCCGTAGAGAAGGTTGTAAAGGTCACACCTAGTCATGTACCCAAGAAAGTACAGGAAGACCTTGTAGATACCTCTAAAGCCGTCCTAGAGGCATCCTTTGGAAGAGAAGTTCTAACGGATGCTTTGGGAAACACTTACAGTAAAAATGTACTACCGATTCGTAGAGAATTCTTAGGTGATGAAGCGTTACCTACAGATACGGATAGAAATTTAGTATACGCAGACTTCAACGATAACAATGAACTTGTCTTGAGGTTTGATACTGGTGAAGAGATAGTTACAAAGAGTATAGCTGTTGAACAAATCTACGAGCAATTTGTAAGTATTTATAATCAACAACAACAAGATGCAGGACCAGTACAACCGAGTAATATCAAACATTACGATCAGATGCTTACTGGTACACTTGTTGTCATTGGTGACGGTACACATAAAATTCACGAAATAGTTTCAATATACTTCACAAAGAACGGAAGAGATGTTTCTGTTGATTGGGAATTTGATAGCAATAAAAATATTATAATAAGATCAAATGTAGACCTTACTGGTGTTTTGTTGGTCGCACATGGAAAATAAAAATTAAATTCTAAGGAATAAAAATGGCAGTTAAAGAATACTACCACGACCTAGACCTAGTTAAAGTTGGTCAACTTATCAATACTCGTCTACATAACGTAACAACAACACAACGAAACGCTCTTGCTAGTACACTGGCAGGTGCTAACGAAGGTCTTGTAGTATTTGATACAGACGAAAATCAGATTTACATTTTTGATGGTTCTGTATTTCTTCCTACAAAAGTACAAGGTGCAATGGTTTACAAGGGTACTGTTACATCCCTTACAACGGCACCTGCTAATCCTGAAACCGGATTTACTTATGTCTTTACAGGCACACCCGGTACGCTTACTTGGGCTGGTCAAACATTCAGCCCTGACCCTGACGTAGAGGTTGGTGATGTTCTGATTTACCGTGGAAGTAATATTTGGGATATTATCGAAGGTAATGATGATATTGCTACAGAGACTACCGCAGGTAATATTCGTCTTGCTACACAAGCAGAGGTAAATGCAGGGACAGTTACAGATGAAGCTGTTACACCCGCAACTTTATCCGGTTACGCATCAAATAAAAAACTTGCAAAGACGCATTTTGAGATTACAGATATCACAGCACTTACACCTAAGACGATTACACATAATCTGAATCTTTCCAATAAAGATGCTTTTGCTGTTCGTACAGCAAATTCTAGTGGTTCTGAGATTTCTCTTGACGTTGATTCTGTGGATACAAATTCGCTTACAATTACGGCAGCTATTGGTCTTACTGGGGTTAGGGTTTTTGTTGTTGGTTTCTAAATAATTTGAGGGTTACATGGCTGATACTTTTTTCAATCCTATAGATATTGCAATTACAGACAGCAATGCTAACCCTCCTACGGGTTTTGCTAGATTACAGGTTAAGAATAACGGAAAGTTACACGTTAAGGCTATGGGTAACGAAGTTGTCATTGAACCTACAGTTGTTACTAAACTAATAGTTGACGGTGGTAACGCCAACACTGTCCCTGAGAATTTTGTTCTCAGGTTTGATTTTGGAGGGGCTACTTAATGTCATTAAATGGACAATTTCAATTCCGCAGAGATTCCGCTGCAAACTGGTCTTCCGCAAATCCTGTGCTGCTTTCTGGTGAATTAGGTTTAGAAACTGACACTGACCAGTTCAAAATTGGTGACGGTACAAGTACTTGGAATATGTTACCTTACGGTGGTCTTCAAGGACCACAAGGTGTTCAGGGCATTCAAGGTGAACCCGGTAGAGGTATTGTGAGTATCACCAGAACCGCAGGTAATGGCGCAGCAGGTACTACAGATACTTATACGATTACTTATACGGATAGTACAACAAGTACATTTACAGTTCGTAACGGTTCTTCTGTGGTTGTAGGTACAACAAATACTGTTACACCTGTAACAGCACCTTCAGTTACCGATGCGGATGCAGGTGAAAACGTAAGTCTTACTTTTAATCTCCCAAGAGCAAGAAACGTAGCAGCAGGTACAACAACTACAGGAAATGCGGGTACAAATGCTTCTGTAAGTTCTGCACAAGACGCTAACGGTGACGTTACGTTAAATTTTACGATCCCTAGAGGGGATACTGGTGCTACTGGTCCTGCTGCAAATGCTTTTACAAACATTGCTGTTACGGGTCAGAATACGGTAAGCGCAGATCAAGCAAACGATACGCTTACTCTGGTTGCGGGTGCAAACATCAGTATTGTAACAAATGACGTTACAGATTCAGTTACTATTAGCAGCACTGCCGTTGCTCAAAATACTTTTGCAGTTGTTACTGGAAATACTGGTACAGCCACAGCAGACCAAGCAGGTGATACTTTAGCGATTACGGGCGGTACAGGTATCAGTACAGCCGCTACAGATACCCCTGATGGATTGGTGATTACTAACACTGGGGTTACAAGTGTTACAGCAGGTACAGGCATTGGTGTTTCAGCGGCTACGGGTGGTGTGACTATTAGCAACACCGGCGTGACCTCGGTCAACGGAGCAACCGGTGCAGTCACGGTGGGTCGAGCAGACATCCCCGCACCAACACTGACAAACGCCACGGCAACGCTGACAACTGAGCAAGTGGTGGCTCGTTGGACAATACCCGCAAACTTCCTGCAAGTGGGCGATGCAATCAGGATTCGCGTTGCCACTCAGACCGCAGCAGCATCAGTGCTGACCGTGCGCCTTCGTGCAGGGGCTACGGGTACTGCAACGGATGGTCAGGTGGTCATACTGACAGCATCAGCGGCGCAGGCTGCTAACGCCTACCAGACATGGGAGTTTTTGGCATATGTCACTGCAGTAGGCGCAACGGGTTCCATTCGCGGCTCAGGAAACGGCATTGCACAGGCTGCCGTGCTTGGCACCCCGACTGCTGCAAACGCTGCGGTCACGATCAACACCACTGCTGCGGTAAACATTCAGATGACGCTGGCAGAAGGTACAACGGCAGGTGTTGTGACCATTATCGGCGCAGGCTTGTTTGTAGGGGATTGATATGGCACTAATTTCTTCAAATACACTTGAGATTCGTAGAGTAATGCAAAGGGATATTGACATCAACGGTAAAATATCTTACTTTGAAAATTTGCAATACAGAACAAAAGATGTAGTCATAAGTATTCTAGGGGTTTCTCTCGGTTCATGGAGTGCTTGGCAATCTCTTGATAGGACAGACCTGATTTATGTTGACGAGAACGGAAATCCCGTATGATTAAAGTAACTCGCACAATTACCCTAAACGGTCAAACTGCTGAAGAGTACAACAATATCCTTGAGCATTTTTCTCTTACAAATCCTGAAGAACAAGGTTGGAAACTTCACAAAGAACCTTTGATTCACAAGGTCACAGCAGTAAAGCAAGAAGAACTTACTTCTCTTCCAAGTTAAGGAGAATCAAGATGAAGTGCAGAGAGTTTCCTAAGTCCTATGAAGAACATTTAGTTTTTGATTACGCTTATTTTGTATTTATTACAGATTTACTCAATGCACTTTCTCTGGTATAATAGTTTTTTGAAAAAGCAAGGATAGGATGGCCCCCGAAAAGTCTTTGTCCAAGACCTTCCTTTGCTTCCCAACATTGGACAATTTTATAGGTGGACTCTATAATGGAATACGTTTACGAAATTCTTCACAAACCCTCTGGTAAAAAATACATTGGTTGTAGATACTCGGTTGATGCAGACCCGGAACAACTTTTCAATCCGAATCATAAAAAACCTTACTTTACATCAAGTAAAGTTGTCAAGTCTTTGATAGAGCAAGATGGTATTGATAGTTTTGAAATTCTGAAAATTCAGGTTTTTGAAAATGGCGGTGCCCTTGAAGCGGAACAAAATATACTTAAAGTTGTACTTGAAAAAGAACCTGAAAATTGGTTGAATCTTTCTGCTAATTGCTTGACACACCACTCAGACATATTTAAGAAAAGAATGTTTAATAAATACGGCGTCGAACATGATATGGAACTTGATTGGGTTAAGGATAAAATAAAAGAAACTAATC